ACCCTTGGCCATGACCGCTCTAGACTGGCCATCCTCGCGAAGAAGCTTTCCAATCTGCTTGTTTTCAATGACTTTGCGAGTAACTTTTTCTTTCGAGCCATACTCCTCTGTAACGTCGAATCTAAACTTGGTACTATCAAATGATTTGTTTGGCTCTCTGGTCTCCTCTACAGTGCCTAAGCTAAACGTCTTCCCTTTGGCTCTCACTTCTAGTACGCCGTCGCTTGCGCTTCTGTACACAAACAGTGGGGATTCGTCAGCATTCTTAACCTCTGGGTCGAGCATAGACAGCTGCATAGAGCTACGCTTCATACCTGTAGGATCAGGCTTGTCCATCGCCTCCACCATCTGCATCTCAAGATCAGCTTCGGCTTGCATAGCTCTCTCGATGGCAATCTCGTCCATCCTATTAAGAGCCATGTAAGATCCATCACTAGCAATACGGTCGAGGATAGGGTCATAAGGCGTGTATGACGTTTCCAATGTCAGGCCAGGAGCTCTCGTGTTGAGAGTCTGTCCTGCAGCGTAAAGGATCTGCCCCGCCTGAGCGACAGTAATCTTGCGCTCTGGGTTGAACTCGTTGTATATGCCGACAGCATCCTCTATAATCCTTTGCCTAGCGGCAAATTGCTTTTTCTTTTTGCCCTTGCTAGAGTTCTTTCTCTGAGGCATAGCCTTAAAGATCTCGTTAAAGATCCTAGACGCCGCCTCTCTGTCATTAGGGACTGGGGCGTTTTTCTTTTCCTGAATTAGCTTCAGAGCAAGAATTTTTGGAGGTGTATTTGGATTTACATCAAGGAACTCAGCGACCTTATAGATCTGATCGGTGGTCATATAGTTGAAGTCAAACTGAATCTCGCCAGATAGAAGGGCCATCTGATCCATGACGTGCAAGTCCTGTGTCAATACAGACTCGTCACCCATGAGGTTGATAGCCCAAGCTCCGAGCTTAAATGTCTCTCCTCCTCCAAACTTGTTCTGAGCGAACTTCATGTCCCCAGATTTAGATCGCATCTTCTCTTTGAAGTTGTTGCCTCTGAACTCCCCTGTAGCTGGATCGTAGTATCTCAAGGCGACCTCAGAAATATCCTTCAAGTGCATGAGCATAGAAGCTCTACGTCCTGACATCTTGTTGTAGATATCTCCGAACATCTCGTCGTCTTTAGTGCCAAGCCTGTCAAGCTCGCCGTCAAGGAATAGTTTGCCATCACTCTTTATGTTCCCCATCATGTGATAGAACAACTTAGTAGCGATCTGCAAGTTTGTCTCGGCTGGCAAGCCGTTTGAAGTAAAGGCGACAATCATGTCAAAGAGCGGAGCAAAGTCTGCTACATTGTCAGGCATATTAGGATCGCTTGCCAAGTTTGACAAGAACCCCTCCCTAGAGGTTCTGTAGTTCCCAATGAGATCTAAGATACCCTCTGGTCCATCGTTGATGGCCACCTCGAACTCTCTTGCCATAAGTCTAGCTACGTCCTGTTCGGTTGGGTTAGGCCCTAGGATCTCAGCAGCTTGCATAGCCAAGAACTCAAGGTCTGTAACCTTGCTGTCCAAAGCGCACTTATCTGCATAGTAGCCACAGAGAATCTGTCTCTTGATACTTCTGAAGTCCTCAAAGTCCATTGCGCTAGAGGACTGTGCCAGCTGACGCAACACGAACGAACCCCTAGAAGACGCCTCCATTTTGCCATCGTCGAACCCTTTGTCGCTAAGAGCGTCGTTGATTTTATTGACGTCCTCCATAGACATATTCTTCCACCATCTGTACCCTTGCTTACCCTCTCCGATAAGCTCAGATGCAGCATTAGTTATGTCCTCCATAGTCGTCGGCTGATTAGGAGAGATGTAGTTCTTAACTCTATTTAGCAAAGCGTGCTTAGCAGCCTCCATCTTTCTCGCATCTGTAGCCGCTATCTGCTCTTCAGTAGGTGGCTTCTCTGGGAACTTCCACTTCCTTATAGCTGCGACGTTCACTGGAGTTCTCACTCCATCTTTGATCATGTCTGCATTTTCAATGAAGACACCCTTAGACTCCATGAAGTTGAACCAGTTAATGAAGTGCCACTTGCCATTGAACTTTTGCTGACCGACTCTAGATGGCAGCGGCCCTCCAAATCTGTCAAGTGTGGGTTTGTTAAACTCCATCGTAAATGACTCTTCATCAGGCAACTTACTTGGGTATAGCTGTGCAGACTTTCTGGTTTTGATATCCCCCTCCGCGCTTTCTACCGTAAACGTTTGACCGCTCTTTACGAGATCTACATACTTGCTCAGAATAGACAGAGCACTAGAGTCGCTAGTAATCTTCAGCTCTCTCCCTGCTCTACCCATGGCTGCATCAATCGTTCTGTTGATGAACAGCTTGAGCTTAGCGCCCATATCCAACTTCACTTTTTGATCGCCACTGATTGCGCTAACAATCTCGACTATGACCTCGTCTAATACTTCAAGTTCATTTCTTACATTACCATCGGAATCTTTTTTCTCGTACTGAGCAGCCTTAGAGTTGATTCTATCCATCAACGCCTTATCCGACTTAACCAATCCTATTAGATTGTTCTTTAGCCCCCTGAGCTTTTGAGGGTTTTCTGCATAGATCTTAGCGAACAGAGGGGATAGGTTTGCATGAAGCACTTCCTCAAGGATGGTCTCCTGAAAGCTTTTTGTTCTGTCGAACCCAGCCTCTGCTTCGGCGGCCATGTTTCTCTTGATTCCCTCTGGGGAAATGTGAACCATATTTCCGTCAAAATCAACAAACCCACCCATACCTGCACCACCAGCAGTGTCGCCTGACTTAGCGGTAGTGTGAACCCTGAAAGTAAATCCAGGGTTAATAAGCGCTAAAGCCTTAAGGACTCTGTTCACTGAGGCAGCGTCCTGAACTGACAAACCAAAGTCACCTTCTCTTACCCCGAATGTCCCATCTTTATTTGGCTTGAGGTCTTGGAATTCACCTTCAATCCCCAAATTGTTTGACGGCTCTCCGACGAGAGTGTCACCATCCTCTCTAGTAGGAGCTTCTTGAGTAACCTCTGGGCTGGCCCAGAAAGCATCTTCTTTAATCTCCTTTCCATCTACGTCCTTGTATTCTCCCTGTACCGATCTAGCGAACGCTACGGTGCTTCCGTCCTCAAGCTTTACTGCGGTGAACATGTCGTCACCATCTCTAACCTGATCTCTAAACTCGACTTCACCTAGAGAAGCTACGCTTCCGTCCGCCTTAACCAATCCCCCAGGAGTAACCACGCTATGCTGAGCAAACTCACGAGCAAACTCTTTAGCCTGATCTACAGTCATTCCCTCGACGATGAGGCTGTTCTCCCCCTTGCCGTCGTATCTTCCCTTCACTTCATAGAACTTGAGTCCTTTACTTCTCAGGTAGTTACGCGCCCGCTGAAGTCGCTGAAGGTTAGCTTCTTCACTGAGGGTAGAATTATTTGGATTCTCTGCCGTAAGTATGGCATAGTCAGAGGATGCGAGTATAGCCTCAAGACCTTCTCTTGTAAGCTCTGTTGCTTCTTGATCTGTAAGAGCTTCGTTTACCCACGTATCCGACTGCCTTCTTTCTGCTTCCGCAGCCTTCTGAGATTGGCTCTCAGTCATTGCCTGCGATCTAGACACAGCATCGAAATCCATGCCTAGGGCATCAGCCAGTCTAGCCTCGATATCTCTTATTCCAGCGAGTGCAGACTCTGTGTCTTCTACGCTACCAAGCTCGGTGCCCTCAGCGCTCTCCATTGCTTCAATAGCGGCGTTAGCCTCACTGACCAAAGCTTGAGCCTCTCTAAGTCTCTTGACCACCTCACCTCTGCGACGAGCCATTTCTCTGATGTTGTTCTCATTAAAGAGCTCGGTACCTTCCGCTTCGTATTCAGCCTCAATGCCAGCTTCCAAAGACTCAATCTCTCTCTGCATAGCCACAAGCTTTGCAGCAACAGAGTGCTCGTTGTACCTTCTTCTTTCATCTAAGGTCAAGTCCAAGCTTTCTTCTTTGAAGTTTCCTTCAAGCTCCATACGCTTAGCCACGAGGCTCTCCATTTCCTCACGGATGTTTTCTCTCGACTTTTCGTCTGCTACACTTTCAAAAGCAATGGATCTCTGAGCTATAGCCAAGTCTAGTCTACGCATCTGATCAAACACCTCTGGATGACGCAATGCCATCATTGTGTAGAACGGACGCTTCCTGTCTTGCCTAGCTCTCTCTTCCGTCTCGATAGCCTTTATTTGAGCCTTAATAAGCTTCTGCTTTTGAGGGTCAGACGTAGCCTTAAGCTCACCCATAAGACCTTCAATAACAGTCTTAGACTTTGACGATGAATTGTCTATGTCTGCATTAGCCAAGGTAGCAGCCTTTGTTGCGGCTTCCAGCGCGACGAGGTCTGCGCTAGGACCACCAAACATCTTTTGTCCAGTTTTGCCGCCAATAAACCCACCAATAACGGCACCCATAACACCAGCATCAACAATTTGATTCCAGTAGTTTGAAGGCAAGTCCTCTCCAGTCAAGCCAGCTCTAGCTACGCCTTGTATGGCAGCCACGCCCATCTCCTCTGCCGCTTCAATAGGCATGGCAATGCCGTATCTGTATGCGTTGCCTACAGCAAGATTTTTGGCCGCATCGAAAGCAGACTTAAATCCTTGTTCTTGAAATCCTTTCTGAGCTGCCTTTAACAAAACTCTAGAGCCAATGCCGCTTGTTACCCAAGCAAAAAGCGCGTCAGCGCTTCCATTTACAGCACCCCAGCCGAGACGCTGCCAGTCGTTTTCAAATGCTGGATCATCCTTTGCTTCCATGTAAGCCGAGGCACCACTACCTGAGCCAAGTACACCCCATCCTACTGGTCCAGCCGCTGCCAGGACGACCGAGGGTATACTACCGCCAAGGCCCTGTGTAAATGAATTCGCAGCAGCCCAGGCATTACCCTTCAAAACGTTTTCTGAAAATCCTTCTGGCACCTTTACCTCCAAGGCTCTCAGCGCTTCCTTAGTTCCTTTTGAGCTTTCTCTGTATAATTCTGAAAGGTTCCTTCCTCCTTCTAGGCCACCTATAGCTGTACCCATAGCACCCGCCGCCAAGTACATCGCTGGATCAAGCGTCAGATCAATACCTGTATTGACTGCAGCGCTTGGTACCCCCAACACGGTTTGCAAAAGCTTTCCTACCTGGGTATCAGCCTCTCCGTACATGCCATTTCCGTCGAGGTCTGAGTTAATGCCGAAGTTAAACCACAGGTAATCCGTAATCTCCTTAACCTTTTCTGGATCATTTGCAATCTCCTCTGGAAGCTGTTCTAAGATCTGGGCGCGGAATGCCTCGTTCTTTGCTTTTCTAGCCTTGTCTCCGTATTGGGATTTAATCCCTCTTATACCTTCAGCTATGTAGTCCTCGGTTATAGCAACATTCCCCTTACCTCTGTATTCACCAGATCTGCGCTCAGCGGAGGTTGTCCGACGCATATCTCCTACTTGATTGGCATCAATAAAAGCCTGAACTTCTTCTTCGATCTCTTTGTTGATAGCCTCTTTGTCTTGAGGTCTATCAAATTCTTTAGAGTTGAAGTAAGAGTCTACATAGGGCAGCGGGTCAAACCCATATTCATCATCGAGCTTTTTAGCTCCGTTCTTCCACTCCTCTACTTTTTTCTCCTCTCTTTGCTTTACAAAGTTCTCTGTGTACTGACCAAGTGTTTCAGCAATCTCATCTCCCCACAGGCTTCTTACGATGGTTGTGCCTGCTTGCATTCCAGGAAAGAAGCCAGAGGCAACCGTTGAGGCAAACTCATCAGCAGCTTCTCCTGAGAACCAGCTCCCATCCGAAGAGTCGGACTGAGAATCTTTTTTTTTTACATCTCCGAAATAAGCATTGTAGAACTCATCTTCATCAAGATCGGTCATCTCCTGGCCCTTCACGTAGGTATACAAATCACCAAACTTCTCTGGATCTGAGTACGCATCGTGAAAAGACTGAGCATCAAGGTCGGTCATTCCCTGACCATTGACGTAGTCATAGAGTTGTTGAAACTGTTCGTTCATTTTATCCGTTAAGTTTTCCTGACGAATCAGCTGATTGCTGACCTCCGTTAAGTCTGTTTTTCTCTGCGTTCATCTGGGCCGAAGGCACTTCTCTAAGATCAGTACCAAACGCTTCTGTTCTCAAATCTTCTAGCGTCAATCCATAAACGTCAAGCGCAACATCAAGTTGAGACAACGACGCCTGACCTTCTGCTGTGGATGGATCTAGCTCCACTTCACGAGTGATAGTATCCTTGTCGTTGGTAAACTCCATACCGCTAAGCACCACAACTCCACGGACGTTATCGAATTCAATTCTCTGAACCTTAAACTGAGCCATCTCACCGTCAGCTTCTACAGGAATAAGGTCTTGAATTGCTGGGACAGGGAATATCTGTCTGGCAGGTACTGTCGTAAACGTTCCCTCTCCAGTAGGTATATCAACAGTATCTTCTGTTTTGAATGAGGAATTGAGCATTGTGTCAACTCTGTCCTCAAACTCTTTTGTCTCCTCCTCTTTCTGGGCGGCCAGTGTTCTCTCACCAGCAGACATCGTCGTTGATGTATCTGGCTTGGTCCACGCCTTAAGACCGTCTTGGATGTACTCCTCTCTAGCCTTTTCAAGATGCTGTGGCCTCTCCATCACTTCGTCAACAGTTAGTTGAAGATTGTTTTGTTCGATGTACATCCTGATGGCTTGACGTTCAATCGGCCCTCTTTTGAGTTCGTTCTCCATGACGACTCTTGCTTGCTCTTCAGTCTCAAGCTTAAGAGGAGCTCCGTTCTTCATGAATACATCGTATCCAGTAACGTAGTCTGTTTCAACAAGGTTGGCTACAAAAGGAGCATCTTGTCTAGCGTACTGATTAAATGGTTTACCGTCGATCATCACCTCTCCATCAACCACTGAGAAAGAGTGAGCACTCGGGTCGTTCAGTTGCTGATAAACTCCTTCATAGTAGGCCAAGTCATTGCTATCTTCCAGAAAATTCTTAGCCCACGGATTCTGTCCTTGATCTGCAAGCTTACCCCTACTGACCGCTCCACCCCAAGTGCTAGAAGCGCCAGGGTCATTGGGTGAGCCAAAGTTGGTCGTGTAGTACTGCTGCGACTCAGAGATGAAAGTATTTAACTGCTGCACCATCTGATTATACTTAGCCATACCCTCTTTCGTTTCAGCGAACTGATTGATAGTGGTTTCATCTTGCAAGTAGTTAGACCAAGCATCCGCTACAGCGAAGTCTGAGTCAAACATACCCGTTGTGCTGGGTACCACTACCTCAGCAGCTGACTCGTCTACAAACTTTTGCTGATTCTCTTCGTCGGCTCTACGCTTTTCTTCAGCGAGCTTAGCCTCGTCTTCACCTATCTTCTTGAGCTCGTCGTTGTACTTCTGCTGACTCTTGAGATACTCGTTCTCAGCAACCCCAGGGTTGTAGAACTTCGTATATAACATTTGTCCTTCGGCCATCACTTGTTGTTCTCGCGGTTAAATTTACGGAGAAGCTGTCTAAAGTAAGGGCTTTGTGATGCTACTTTTTTCTCTTGATCTGGATTTAGAATGACTTCACCTCCTGTCATCTCACCAATCTTTCGACCATTACGCATGATGTCGATTGGGTTAGTAGCGTGACTGAAAGGACCTGGAGTCTTAGAAATATCTGGCTGCTTACCACCGTCTTCGTTCGTTGGCATAGCATTAAGGCCTGACAAAAGACCGCCGACACCTCCGCCACCGCCATCGGTTCCACCACCACCACCGCCACCGCCAAACTTACCAGCTGCAGAAGCGATGTTTACACCAGCTTGAGCGGCCCCAAGAGCTGTGTCAAGGAAGCCCATATTAGCTGCTCTCTTCTGTTCGTCAGCAGCAAACTGTCCAGCCTGTGCTTTCTGCTCCGCCAATGAAGCGGCATCGCCCGAACTCTGAGCTCTTCTCATTTGATCGCCGAGCAATCGCTGCATGTCTCTCACGTTAGAGTCAGCAACAGTTTGTTGTCTTCTGACGTTTGTCTCACCAACTCTCTGCTCTTCTCCAGCAAACTTAGCTAGAGCAGCTTGCTTTCTTTTTTGTGACTCAGCCTCAATGTTGCCTCTGTTCTCTGCAGCAGCTCTAGTGACCTTACCCAAACCACCGATCAAAGCTCTAGCTCCACCAGACCTGAGAGCGGCTATGTTTGTAGCCTCTTGCTCTGCGGCCTGCCTGCGGCGCATAGCGGCCACAGGGTCTCTCTTAGACTCGTCGAGATACTTCTTAAATGAAGCACCCACTTGCTGCTCTGGACCAACCTTAAGCTTCTGCTTGAAGCGAGCTGCCTGCGCCTGCTGGAACTGCTTTTCTGCTGCCGCCTTCTGCTCTGCAGCTTGAGCCTCTAGACCTTCTTGACGCTCCTTCTCTCTCTTAGCTTTTCTTCTACCACCAATACCCTTTGCAATACCTCCCAGTGCAGAGATGCCTGCAGAGATAAGCATAGGCGTAATTACTGGATCTATGGCGTATGTAAGGTTAGGATCTGGAGTCCTGAACAATATGTCCCAGATAACTGTGTCCCAGATTGTTTGCAGTAGTTCCAACATTTTACAAATATAGTTATTATGCGATTACCCGTAGTGGTTGGGTGAATCGGAGATGTGAGTGTTTATAGCGTATAGCTCGTACTGAGAAGTAGAGTCATTTTCAAGCTTTACCTTAGCCCAAGCCCCACGGATTGGATCACCGTTGACTTCGTTAGTACTTTGAGACGCAAACCATTCAAATTGATTGGCGCTGTATGAAGCTCCTCCGTAGTCATTAAACGTCAACTCCTTACCGTTTACTTTTTTTATAGTTAGATCCGTCGGAACGAATACACCCCCCAATAGAGGTCCTGTAATCATATTCTTCTTTAGAGGCAGTCTATCCAACTTGTTGCTAAATGTTATCGAACCCGTGCTTGAGTCTATAACAGACGGAATTGCATCAACGTTACTACCTAGAGGGATCAGCGTTGCCACGTTATCAGCTTCGTCTCTACCGAAAGCAGAGTACCTAACACCTTCTTTAGTTTCAAAGCTCCTTATCCTACCAGAGCTACCTAGGTCAGTAGTTACCCCTCCACTAGGTGACTCCCAGTTGTCTGAATCTGTCTCCAAAGACAGGGCGTCAAAGACCTTTACTTTGCCTGGAACAGCGTTGACAACAAAAGTTATAGAACTCGAATTACTAGTCCCGTAAAATTTAGCCCTATCAGCTGAGTCGGTGTGCTCGTGCATTAGATGAGCTATGTTGTTGTAATACGGATCGCCACTCAAGGCTCCGTTCAGACGGTAAAATGAAAACAGTCTATTGTCTACAGTCGCATACCTGTCAGGTATAAAGCTGTATCTAGACGCCCACCCTCTTGTTTTTTCAGAGTACCCGTAAGTCTTTGAGTCAGAGTCTCCTGTATCAAACGTAAAGAAAACTACCTGATCTCTTGGATCGTACCCAGAAACTATGTTGACAGGAGAAGCCTTGGACTTGTAAGTTTCAAACACATCCTCAAACGCACTGCGCATACCGATGTCTGATATAGAGACCACGTTGTTCCCCTGAACCATGCCTATCTCTTCTCTATCATAATCAATGAAATACACCGCAGATCCTGTGTTCACCACAGAGCCTACGTACGGGTCTGACAAACCAAAGTCTGCAGAAGCGTACATGGTAGACCCAAATGGATTCTCAGACACAGCAACAGTGCCACCACCATCAGCATAAGAAATTACGTTCTTATTTACTGTAGTCAAAGAAACCTTTTGCTGCTGTAACCCTATAAGCCTGTCGTTATAGTCCCCGATGTAGTACAGACTCCCGTATTTCTTATCGAAGTTAAAGAAGTTGGCTTTCGCTGGATTAAAGCTAGATAGCGTCAGGATATTGATATCTGACTGATACTCGTCACTATGAACTATAGAGCTTCTATAAAATCTTTCTCCATCGTTTTTTACCTCAACGTGGGTTCTGCCCTTAGACCAAACTTCGCTATCTTCAATATAGTCAGATATATAAGAAGTCTCTATTAAAGAGTCATTGAACCCCCAGGCTTCTGGTGGGCGACCTGTATTGAAGACCAAGGTGCTTGGGGTGTCAAGATTGTAGTAACCAAGGTTTGGCCCGTTTACTGAGGAGTACCTCATGTAAGCATCGCCTGCAATAATTATAGGTTGGCTATGCTTAGATATATCATGACACTCACCTATCTCATACCAAACCCTATCAGAGGACTCATCTCTAGGCGTCAGTATCTCTACTAACGCCTTGCTCCAATCTATATCTGAAGGAGTATCTCCGTTTGAGTATGTTATAGGCTCCCCTATAAACGGATACTCGGTGTCTGGGTCTACATAATTTACATCATCAGTAAAAGGAGAGTCACCGTTATCCCAGCGTGAGTGACTAATAGAGTGCCAGTCATAACCTGGAAACTTCTCGATATCTCCATCGTCATTGTACGGCAATCCCGCCCCAAGAGGTTCACATACCAAAAATCTTCCCTGCATAATCTTTGGCATCTTCTTGGGTGAAGAATTTTTATTTTTAGGGTAGAGGGGGTTGTCTTCATCGTCGTAATAAGTAACTTGATCAATGACTCTAAAAGACATCGGCTTATCAGAAGACGCTTTCTTGAAGAAGTACTGACCTATAAGCCCAGGACCCTCTGTAGGGGATTTCATTTGAGCGCCGCATATAATCCTCAATATATCGCCAGCCTGATAGTTGTAATCTATGATCGCACCTTTTTTCTTTTTGAATTCAGCAAGCGTCGTCAAGGGTATGTACACATACTTGTTTTTTACATCTACGACAAGATGCTGCTGCAGCTCTTTTTCCCACAAAGTGATGGCGTTGGCCCCGCCGCCTCTGATGCTAGCTGTTGTTATTGTGGGTGATGCAGTTTCGTTCGCATTCTCCCACTCTCCCTGATCAAAAGCCGCTCTAGCCTCTCCCGTACTGTAACTAAACATACGAGAAAAAGATCCCATCCCAGGGTATACGAACTGAAATGACTTAGCCCATGAGGGAGGTGCGGAAGTCATCTCCACCTCACACAAAGAAGGCGCAAAAATTTCAGCGCTGTTGTTTCTAGAATCGCCAGACATAAACTCTGAATAAAAAGAACCTATCTTATTTACAAAGCCTGGTCTGTTAAACTCGTCAAAATATACAATACCTATGTCGTGAGAGGACCCAGTTTTAAACGAGCTCACGCAGTTTCTCGTTTGAACCTTAATGCTTTTTGAAGACGTCGATCCTGATACACCAGAAAGGTTGGTCTGTATACCGCTTACGGTTGCGTAAGGTACAGTGACATTCGTATTTGTCTTGGGTATCTTATCAAACTCTACCTCAGAAGAATTATCTATAGCCGCAAAAATGAACTTTCTATGCTGCCTCTTAGTGAAGGCCGTAAAGACCTCACCAGAAGAAGCGTTAGTCTCGTCCGAAGCTGGGCTTAAATCAGCGCCGTAAACCCTTCTTATTGCGGGTATAATTCGAATACCAGTGTGAGCACTGGCCGTGCCTATGTCTTCGGCAAATAAGCTCCACTCTACCTTTACGGTGCCTACAAAATCAACTGTGTCTCCCTCTGCAAACGTAGAAGACCCACTCGGTGCGTAGTCTAAAACCATGGGCGCCTCACCATCGGCTATCGCGTAAGAGAAAGTAGCTGTTATTTCTTTAGCATTTATTGCCGAGATCATCTCTTTGTATAAGCCGTGCTGATCTGTTTCATGTAGTGACAGCTTATGATTAAACTCGAACTTTATGTCGTGGTCTTCGGTAAGGGTTAGTTGATTGCTAGATCCACCCCCTATGTGGCCTCCGTACTTGTATCCACTGCTGTCTTTTACAAATCCATACAGGATGGGGGCCGTTCCAGAAGCTCCGTAGATCTGTACGTTACTTGGTAATTCTAAATCAAAGCTTAGATTTACTTCGGTACCGTATTTATATTTATCACTGGAGCCAATACCTGACGCATTAGCAAGCTCAACGTTGATACCTGCATACGCGGTGTGATTGGTAACTATGGCGTTAGTATCTGTAGTGCCAGAGGCAAGGGTCTGGCGATGCGGTCTCCCGTTGCCAACTCCTGTATAGTTCCAAACTCTTTCAGTTAGTGTCCCGCTAACCGCATTGCCATTTGAATCTCCATTGTCATATCCCTCCTTATAGTATGAGTATGTCAATCTGTTTCCAGATATCGTCTGACCCATAGCGTATTTAGGAACATTGTCGTAGGGTTTGAGGACCGTATCTTGATCGACTGCCCTATACGCCGAATCGTTGTAGAACCTATATATCCTAGAGTGGTGATTATACACTTCCCTGTCAACGCCCATAACCTTTCTGGTTATGCTTTGATCTGGTGGGAATTCGTCCACAACAAACATCTCTGAACTATTGCCGTTTCTTCCTAGAATACGTATGTTTTTGACGTCTGGCCTAAAAAAGTCTGAACCAGTATATGAGGCGTAATTAGTAGTTATCACACATACGTTATCCTCGTTTGAGGGTGTAGACTGACTAGCGGATTGAATTCCTTGAGTCGGTATAACAGAAGAATATGCTAGCTTCGAGTACGGAGATATAGCAGAAACCTCTCCGTCTTTATACACCAGCTGAATAGCAAACTGAAAAGACTTTTTTGCGAAGTTGTTTACACCGATACCTTCATCAGTCTCAAAGGTGACTTAGGGGCAGATTTGAGTTGATGGTTTTGCGGTGGACAAAAGTATATTTTCCGCACCATCAGTAAGGTCGTCTCTCAAGTCATAATCCCCAGCTATAGCTCTGTCAGCGTTAATCTTCCTGGGCGGATGAAGTAGGCTATCCCCTGTGAAATACACAATAGTCTCAAGGCTTGTTGTCTGAGAGAAATACCCGCTGACAACAGTGGCCGTGATATTCATTTCATCACCAAAGCCCATATCTCTTTTGAGGACCTCTACGTAGTAGCCGTCATCTTTAGAGTATCTGTAAATTGCGTCCTCATTGTCGGCAGCGTATCCTGTGTCGGAATCGTCTTTACTAACGAAGAAGTATATGTGACCTCTAGAGTCGTCTTCTACAGTCCCGATGACCTTTGTTCCAGAGCCATAAAAAGGAAATCCATCGTTGCGCTCAAGGATTGTTGAATCAAAGTAAATTTTCTCCGTGCCTCTTACGTTTTTGATCACACCGCTAGTCCCTTCTCCATCATCCGAGACAGTTACATTCAGCGCATCAACCATATCAGATGGTTGCAGCATCTTCTCGTCTGTGTCAGAAACAAGACGTCTAGGTATGTTCTTACTTGTAGCCATTAGCCCTTAGGTGCTTGCTTGTAGTTCTTTCTAATTGTCTTCAACGCCTCCTCCCTAGTGAAGGTCTTCATGCGAGAGTTAGCTAGTCTACGCTCATTGTAGTACTCCGCTCTTGCTCTCGCCTTCTCGTTGGCTGGTACGTTCTTCTTGCGCTCAATGATCTTATAGTACATGTACGCACGAAGAGCCTCTTCTGTGTATACGTGAACCTGAGGATTCGTAGACCTAGCTTCGTCAGCTATGTACTCCATTACAATCTCAGACACGTTGTTTGCGTTGGACAACTCTATTCTGTTCTGATCCAAGTTGATGCGGAACTCACCGTTTTGAAACCCACCCCCCAAGCCGTACAGCCTGCCAGCTACGTTTTCATACACGTAGTTTCTAAATATCCTAGAGTCAAATCCCTGAGCGATGCTATCTGCAGTGCTTCTAGACGTCCCAGCTGTAGCTGTCTTTGAGTCCTCTCTGTCAAACAGACCGTCACCATCGGTGTCGTAGTTATTTCCAGAAGCGTCTTCAGAATACTTTTGAGAGTAGTTTATATTCTTGTTTTCGTTAAGAACGTAAATTAACCCATCAGCTCCTACCACACCGATCTTAGTCCAATCTACATAATCATCAGGGAGCACAGCTGTATCTGTAGACGAGTCTACATCTATCTTAATAGACCTTATTCTGTTTGCGATATCAAACCCTAACTCCCTAACCCCTCTCAAAGCAAAAGCCCTGATCGTGGTGTCAGGGACATTGCTTACATAGTCATCACCATCCAAAGTGATTATGAAGTCATTGATTACCTCGCTAAGCTGTATATAGTTTCTCGCCATTGGATTTCTTATTCTTGCATCTTCTGAGCCTCTTCAGTTGCGAAGAAGGATTGTATGGTCTGGTCCTTGAGTGTCAACCCAATCATAGATGCAATCTCTATAATCAAATCGTTTGTGTAGTGCTCAGGGAGCTCAAAGTCTCTACTGGTTGAAGCGTCGTACGTCTCTACGCCGTTAGTCACGTTAAAGTCAAAGTAAGGGTATTGAGACGTTCGATCATTGTCACCGCTAGCTTCAACAGACCGAGGCTGTCTGTAGTACCTGAGACTTATCTTCTTGATGGACTGAGGGAATACTTCTATGTCGTTTGACACCAAGGCCACTGGGAATGAGGTTGTTGGAGCACTCAGTGTACTACGCAGGATTCTGTCTATCTTCTCCTCGTCGTATAAGACCTCTATGTTCGTTCTAGTGCTTTGGCCTAACAGGATGCTCCCAAACGTAGTGGCTGCGATAATTCTGTACAAATCATCTGGCTTCTCGTACAATCCTGTAGTGGTGTTTGCTGTAAGCGTCTCTCTGTGAGCAAAGTATGCGAGGTCCTCTTGAATCTGCTTTCTCTTTGACTTATCCCTACCCTCGTCCAATCCTGACGCAGCGAGAGTCTTATACTTCTTGAACGAATTGAACAGCCGTGTAAATACATTACGCTGAGCAATAGACGCGAAGTCGTTGAACACAGCAGGGGTGATAAACCCGCGCTGGTCCTTGTTTGCGAGGCTCTTCAATCTTGAGTATACCTCGTTTACACTTGCTGTGCTTGCCATGAAACAAATATACAAAAAAGAAAAGCCACCTCTCGGTGGCCTTCTTTTACAGCTGTCGGTCGATTTCTTCGACCACTGGTACTGCCGCTTCTGTTAGGCAGTATCTAACAAAGACATCAAGCGGATCTTTACCAGCTGGTACTGAGACTATTAGCTGGTTCGAGTCGAACCAACGTACACCGTCTGCAGACAGTTTAATAATGTTGTATTTATCCGCCATTTTAATCTTGCTCTTCATAGCTACAGAAGGGTTGTCAAATGACTCAATAAAACCCTCTGGATCTTTCTTGGCTTTCACAAGAAGGTCGTGCTTGATTTCAGCAACTGGGCGGTCAACGTCCATTCCGTATGCTACTGCAACAGAGAATAAATCGTCCAGGTCTTTGGTTCTTAGCAAGTTAATAGCGTCATTAACCATAAACTCTTTGTCCAGTGATACCTCCTTTTTCTTCTTCTCGTCGATAAGCTCAAACATAGAGCCACCATTAGCTGAGTTAGCTGGGTGCATCATTAAGAAGTTCATGAGGTTAGGCTTCGTCTTAGGCACGAACAACCTGCCCATGCGAAAAATTACAGGGCTCTTCACAGAATTAGGCGCCTGCTCATCTTTGTAAATAGAGTTCTCTCTCTCACAGTATCTGATCTCTCTGACTTTGTTTTGATCCTTGTCATAAACAGTTACTCCGCTTTGCATAAGCATAAACGTGGCCTGGCTCTGAAGAGCCTTAAACTCGCGAGCTTCGTACTGAACTTCTTTGCGCTTGATCTTTGTCTTAGAGGGCTTGACGGCTGTTGGGGCCGTATTCTCTGTTGACACTTGCTCTACTGCAGGTGCAGCAGGTTTGCGCCCGCGTCTAGCGCCAGGCTTCTTAGTTTGTTGTTCCATTGTTATTTAATTGAATGTGTTACAAAAGTAGTAAAAGAGAAGGGAGAGCCATTCTCCCCTCTCAGTTACCGATTTAGATTAGTCGATTGAGGCGGTTCCTTGAAGCCCAACACATCTCCATCCGTCAGGAAAGAACATGCACTGTGCGGAATCACCAGTTGCGGAGAAGGTAATCGTATCAAAAGACGTGCCGCCAGCTGCGGTACTAAAGGTTACCGTAGCGTCTACCGTAGAGTTCGTGCAGAGAAAGTTTACAAAAGTTCCAACTTTTACTGCGTCATCCAAAGTCAAGTCAATACCAGACCCCAAGTTTACATGACTAGAAACAACCTCGTAGGATGTGTCGTCTCCAGCGGGGGTGTCAGGGTTGGCTTGAAAATAAAGGGGAAGGACCAAATCTGCCATAATTAAAAAGATTACGAAGTTAGAGAAAGCCCCGAAGGGCCTTCTCGTCACTTCAGGTTAATTACTTGATGACAACGTGCTGGTTAGCAGCGCGGACACACAAGTTAGACTCAGAGCGGTAGTAGAACTCAGCAACGTCCTCAGACATGTTGTTATACCCCAAGATAGAACCGCGTACCCAGTGCTCGACATCTCTGTCGTACCCGTTAGTACCCTTGTAGTTCATCTCCAAGGCAGGGGCCTTAGAGCCGCTCTTAGCGTCAACAACGTTAGCCAAAGGAACCATCGCACCCTTAATGTCGGATACAGCTCCGAGGGTTGGATCGTTCAACAATTTCCAGTCATGCTTGTGGAAGGTGTATCCACCGCGAGTGAAAGACTTAAAGCCGAGCTTTACAGCCATGTCAGCATCGTTGTTGAATGCACCGAACTGTCCTGGCAAACCAGCAGTAACCTGCGTAGCGATACCCTGAGCGAGCATATCGTCGATGTCCAAAGAGACAGCTCTGTTGACGTACATAGCGTACTCAGCAGGAGCGCCTTCCTTGTCCAATTCGAGAATGATGCCATCAATGTCAGACATGTCAGCGAAAGAACCCTGAGCGCCTCCAGATACAGTAGCGGTGATACCGCGACGGTCAACAGCCTGGAAGTACCCTTCAGAGCCAGCAGCTCCAACAGTAGAAGATGAGCCATCAGGGAGAACGATGTCTGCGTTGTTGTCCATCGTACCAGAGCCGTCAATGTTGATAGCAGACTGACCGAACAACAACATCATCTCACGCTGGTTCATGAAGCGCTTACGAGTGTCCATCTCACCCTTCACGTACCATCTGTAGTCACCATTACCCACATTCACCCGGCCAATGTTGGTCGCTTGAGAACCGTTGACCTTGTAAGTCTCCTTGGTGATGATGAATGGGTTTGTGAACTTGGCGATGTCTGGGTGGTAGAAGCTGGAAGGCTGATCCGTTCCCTGACCGTAGATGTTACCAATAATAGCGATGTTTGCACCAACAGTAGCTTCTGCGGCGACGGTTCCACCGTCAAGTCTCTTCACGAGAACCTCATCATTAGGTTGATCATAGCCAGAAACGTACAGTCTTTGACCTCCTGCAGTCAGCAATACATCGTTTAGTCTTACGGGCTCAGAGCCAGAAGCATACGCACCGACGTGCAATTCAGCCTCAGCACCATCGCTGCCTCCAGCTGCAAGAGCTCCAGTAGCTGTAGTCAAGACCTTGTGCAGACGACCTTCTTCCCACCAGGTGACTTCGTCTGCTGTACCATTGTTTCTAGTAGCGCCCGTAAGCGTCAAGAAGCCTGTGATACCCTGATCACCGTAAATGTTTACCAACAAGTCTCTGTTGTCAGGCTTGTTTGTATCGATCACCTGGCTCAACGAGATATATCTTGAAGGATCTGCGTTCAGCGTAGGTGGTTTTTGATTTGAACCGAGACCGCCGATTGCGCTCCCGCCTCTTGTTACACTATCAAGTGCCATAGTTTCTTAGTTTTTTTAGTTAGAGAAATTTCATGGTGTTATCCCCAAGCAAAGCTTCTCTCAACTGTTGAGAAAGAGCATCCGCTTGAGGGGGTGCTCCTCCTTGATTTGGTGTTGTACGACTAACGTTGGCCGCTCTGTCTACAATGCCTCGTTGCCCATCGCTCTGACCCTGCCTGTAGGCGGACCTAACGATGCTTTGAATGTTGTCAACGACGGCCCTGTGCATGTTTAGCCTATCGAAATCCCACGAACCAGAGTCATCGACATAAGGGTCGAAGAACTCATCAAGTCGGGCGTTTTTATCCACTAGACGATTCTTGTAGTCGTTTTCCAATCCGAACGTGAAGCTGTTTCCATTGCCCAGGTCAAACTCGATCCCGCGCAAATCGCTTACACTATTCCTCATGGTAGCGATCCACTGATCGTCTATTGGAGATTGAATCTCTTCTTCAGGTCTGCGCTCTGGGGCCTGATACTCAGTCCTCAATTCGTCAATAGACTTACGCGCATTCTCTGCGTCGATCTTCATTTGCAACGTGGACAGCTTAACGTCTTCCTCACTATAGATAGTGCTGTCGACCTTATACTTGCTAGAAAGAAGCGTATTGATTTCGTCTTGTGAGAGATTCGGATAATCCGAAGTCATTTGCACCTGAATCGCTGTCATGTCATCCATTTCGGAAGGATCAAGCGATTGATACACAAACCAGTCTCTCGGATCTCGACCAGTCTTTTCGACAAAGTCTGCGATCACACCGATACGTTCATCCAGCTCACGCTGTTCTTGTTGCTGAGCAAGCGTCAGATCGTCATAGGAGTTTACTTCTCTACCAAGCTTTTCGCTAAGAAACGAGAAGACAGCACCGTTGATTTGATCTTCTGAGTTCTCTTGATTGTATGATTGCTCTTGCCGAGGGGCTTCGTCAAACCTCTCGGGTTGAGCATAGGTTTCTTGTTGTGGTTGTGACTGAGGTTCTGGCTGAGACTCTTGTTGAGGTTCAGCCATAGCCTGAGCCACTTCTTCTTCAGATACAAAAGAAAATCCTGGGCCTTCGCTTTGGACTTCTTGTGTTGGGGTTGATTCGTTATTTTCCATAAATTAAATTTTTTGTTTCTATCTATTAAGCGCCTATGTAGGCAATGATTGAGCCTGAATCGAGCTCAACATTCGTCCATCTCCCATATATGGTTACACCCTTGGGAAAGGTGTTCGCAGCGTCAACCTGCTTACCACCCGTGCCCTCTTTGCCTGTAGCAGTAGTCAATGAGTGAGCTGCGTCACCTGTGCCGAAAAAAACTTCGCTGTCTTCCGCCACCAAGCCGTTAAAAGCATCGAGCACAGTGTCTTCTAGAAATGTAATAGCAACGAACACACGCCCAGTTGGTGGCGTTATAGCCGTGGCAGTGTCTAGGAATGCACAACCGAGTTGACCGAATTCATTTTGACTTCCTGGATATCCCATTATTCTTGTTTTTGCAAATATATAACTTATTTACTTCCTGTACTTTGCGACCTTTTTCTTGATCTTATCGGGCTGAGAAACAAACTGCTTACCCTTCTTGTTGCCCTCGGCTTTAGCTCTGTTTGTCGCAGCCTTCTCGCTGGGACTCAATGCTTTCCAGGCAGCATCAGGCAAGTAGCGCTTCTTCCCTTTAGACGGTTTGCCGTCAGAGGTTCTCCACTTCTGTGCCGTCCATTTACGAAGACTCTTCTGTGACTTAGATAATCCCATTAGTTCTTGTAACCTCCGCCTGCTTTCTTATACCTAGCTGCAAGAAGCTGTGCTTTACGAGCCGACCACTGCCCAGGCTTACCTCCTTTGCTACCAGCTTTGATGCGCTGGAACAGTCTTTTACGCATTCCAGGCTTGGTGTAGTTGCCTGCTTCATTGACGCGAGACTTACCCATGGTCTACCATTTTAAACTTAGCTTCCTTTACAGCACCAGGATGCGGCTTGTACTTACCCTTCATGAGGTAGTACCTGCCACTCTCTTCCATCCAGTGATATCCATCTGGTGGTGGGACGCTCATGGTCTTCTTGCTGATCTTCAGCTTGCCTCCTTTGTTGTACTTGACTGCTTTCATATTACCACTTTACTTTGTCTGCCCAGTAAGCCGCACTCATCTTACCCTTCTTAATGTTTTTGGCATGACGAGCTTTGAAGCTTGCACGCTTTTTTTGTCTAGCTGGAGTTGGGTTTGACTCCGTTACAGTATCTGCTCCCTTCTCTCCAAAGCGAATAAGCTTAACCTTGTTGCCTTCTTTGGCTAGAACCATGTGAGACTTTTTAGGGTGCTTAGGGGTGGCCTTGGGTTTGTTCACCCCTTTAAGGCTATGCTTCTTAAGTAAGTTTTTTACTCTTGTGTTTTGAGACATAATACAAATATAATCAAGAACCAAGCCCCCAAAGATCTGAGTTTAGTGATCGAACAATCTCGTTGATTTTGTCGATAATCTCTTGACTTGATGCTGAGCTATCTAGCTCTTGAATTTGTTGCTGAGGTGTTGCCATTATAATACTAATGATACAGTTCCTTGTTGAGATAAATATACTGTTGACGAAATCGTCTGGTTATCAAGCCCTACAACGAATATCACATAGTGACCTTCGGGTATTGCTGATGTTGTTGTGGCAACGTTAGTGTCCCAGAGGCTCGTACTAGACCCAGAAGTAAAGGTTCTGTCAGCCCTTAGAGTCCACGTAGACTGAGAGCCAGTTGAAGGGAAGGTTCCGATGCTCCATATTTGAGCCCTAAAGTCTAACGAATAAGCAGTAGAACCTCCTGGTTTGTGTTGAAAATCCCATCTAACCTTAGCTAATTCTGGCATCCTAAAAGAAGGCCCAGCATAAATGTTACTCATATTTTGAGTAGTGGTGTCTACTGTCCCAGAAGATACAGTGTCAAAAATCTCTGTACTCCACAAGTAGTAGTTTGTACCGAACGTACTGTTACCACAAATTATAGTCCTGTTGTCATCATCTGCATCAAACTGAAACCTACCAGTAAGTGTTGTAAGCGATTTCGGGAAACCGTTGTCTACAAAAGATAGATTGCCGCTCCCATCTGTCTGAATAACTTGACCGCTAGAGCCATCAGAACTGGGCAGAGCGAGGGTTAGGTTTGAACTAACCGTCGATGGCACTGTAAGTGTTACAGAGTTAGAGCTATCTGCATCTTTGATTATCACCTGACCTCCAACAGATCCATTGCCATTAACAATACTTCTTCCAGTGGCTTGAACATACCCCTGAGGGGTTATCCTAGCCACCTCAGTAGATGAGTTATCAAAGATGAGATTATTACCTCCCATCTCCACAGTCCTGTCTGCAGATAGGGTCTGATCGTCAGAACCAAGATTTGTGTCAGCACCAGCATCAGACCACGATAACACACCAAACCCATTGGTTGTCAATACTTGATCCGCATCTCCATTTGTTGTAGGTAGAGTAAGTGAATAAGTAGCGGATAGAGACCCAGGAGCTTGAACGCTTACCCCGTATGTGTTGTCAGAATTATTAAACAAAACACTTCCTGGGCCCGAAGTATATCCTTTTGCGGTAATGCGTCTTCGGAACTCGGCCTCTCCATTGTTGGTTATTTTAGCTGCGTCAGAGACAGCACCATCAAAGGTCAGAGTATTACCGTCTAGGTCAATCGTCCTATCGGTAGCAAGAGTCTGATCGCTATTTCCTAGGTTTGTGTTTGTATCAGTAAACGTACTGAACGAAAGAACACCAGCTCCATTAGTGGTTATCGCCTGACCAGTCGTTCCGTCTGAACTTGGGAATTGCAATCCCTGAAGGTTGAGCTCAGAGCCAGTAGCTCTAAGATACTCGTGAGACAGGTCGTCGATTTTAAATTCACCTCCATTTACATCTATCTCCTGAGTCTCACCAGCGATATCGTAAACATGGCTACCTGTTGCTGTAAGGTCTCCAGTAGAGATGTTAGTGTTGGTATCTGTTATATCACTGGTTAGTGCTATTGTGCCTGTTCCGCCTGGTATAGTGTGTGTATTTAAGGTGCCACTAATTTCAGCATTACCATCTATATCTAGGCTGTCTGCCTCTAGTTCGCCTGTAATATTAACACCATCTGATTTCGTGCTGAGTTTTAGATTGTTGTCATAGCGCAGAGCCACAGGGCCGTTCTCTGTGGCAGTGATCATCAATTCACCAGTGGAACCTAAAATTGATACCGTGCTTCCCGTGATAGCGTTACCATTCACATCTAGGTCACCACCAAGCTGAGGAGTGGTGTCCTCCACAACATTCTCCAACCCTCCTGCAGGGGTTCCGATCAGGTCGGAGTATTCGCCTGTTGTTGCGACTGTAGCAAGAGTGGTTGGTGTGGCTACGCCAGAAGCGTTACCAATCCAGGCCTGACCATTGGGGATATTAGGAACATCGTTAGCTCTTCCAGCACCCATGACAATGCCTGAGATCTTGTCAGTAGACGTGTTAACCTTGATAATAATCCCAAGGTTTTGAATGGCGTTGGTTCCTGTTGGCTTTGTCGTAACCCACCCACCAGAAGCACCAAGATATACGGTCTGACCCTCTGTGTAGATAGAAGCGTCAGGCACGTCAACGTTGTTAATAAACCCAAGGGCAATACCCTGACCCTCCCCATCGTCGGCGAGATCCTCGTCTAGAACAAAGTGAGCTGGGTAGTTTGTTGCTGCATCAGCAGCGATAACTTCAGCTAGATTCCCTACGCTACCAGTAACGTGAACAGGAGTTCCCTTTGGAAGTGGACCACCACTTACGTTCTTTACGCTTTCTGATATCGTCTTAGGATAAGCAAAAGAAACAACTCCAGCTCCGTCAGTAGTAAGTACCTGACCGTCCTCTCCGTCAGCAGACGGCAAAGTATAGGGGTTGGATGCGTCATTTACTTTGAGGTTCTTCACCTCAAGGGTCTCAGTAGATGAATCGTACGTCAACCCGCTAGCGTCAGTATGAAGCGTTTGATCACCTGTTGCGTCAGTAGCAAATACAGGGAAGCATGTTGTATCAGAACTCTCGTCTGTAAGAGCTACGTCAGAGGCTGTTCCGTCGGAACTAATGGTAAACCCATTCGCTGTTATAGAACCAAATGATATGTTACTCCCAGCAGTGATGTCTACAGTGTCGTCAGCCGTTGGATTGCTCATTGTAAGACGAACAACACTTTGATCCCCGTTTGAGTCGCTAGCCTCAATGGTTTGATCATCAACCACAAAATCTACGTCATTAGTAGCGTCCTGATAAGTAACGGTTATACCCGTTTGCTCCCCAGTGTTGCTGCTGTCTATTAAGTTGCCAGCATAGTCCTCTACTTCTTCTTGAGTGAGCGTGGTGTTTGCAAGCGTATTATTGAGCGTGATAGTGTCACCGCTCCTAGATATGCTCATGTTAGTGCCAGCTTCGATGACAACATCGTCGCTATTTGTACCATCTGAGATTCTTATCTTCTCCTGAGTGGCGACGTCTCCGTCTTGAGCGGTGATCGTAATAAGATCCGAACCTACAGATCCGTCCTCAAGGAGTACCTTCTTCCAAGCAGTGTCGTCACCAAAGTAAATGTTTCCGCTTGTATCAGCGTACAAGCCACCCTCTATAACAGCTGGTGTCGCTTGATTCTTAATCTTAACAGCGCCATCGAGGTTTATATAACCAGTGCCGTTTGCTACAATATTTATGTTCTGATTAGCCGAGTCTGTCGTTATGCTGTACGTCTGAACGTCGAGATTACCTCCAAGGTGAGGACTGGTATCTTCTTGCACGGAGGCCAGTCTGTCAGCCCAAGTTGTGTCATAATTAGCTCCACTTGCTTTTACAAGAGACTGACCAGTGGTTCCTCCAGCAGCCACACCTTGGCCTGGAACTCCAGCAGAGCCAAGATTTATAGTCCCACTAATAACCCTCTGAGTGGGCGCAGTAATACTAATCGTATTTACCTGCGGGGCCGAGATTGATATAACACTGGCCTGAGTAGATGATACGATTATGGAACTCATTATACCGTTACATCTTCTACAATGGTGAACAACCCATGAAGCCAAGTCCTAACAGCTGTGCCGTCATTAGTTTGAAGATCATACACATACGTGCCCGAGCTCCACAGCGCAGCATGAGCTGCAGTAATGTCGATTTTAAGCTCTTCTCCAGTTACAGTAAAGTTGCTTGAGGTGGTAGCATAAGTAGTATTCCCGTTAGTTGGGCCTCCCGTACCAGTATCAGAATCTCTGATCTCCATCTCCCACACAGTAGCGGGGTAGTCATCAGTGAGAGTCTCATTAAAATCTATAGTAAGGCTAAACGTATCTCCCTTTCTGCAAGTGATATCAAGCCTTGATGATCTGTCTAGATTAACTGCTGCCATGATTATTGCTGTCCTAGAATGTTATCTACTGCTTTCTCTATATCTGGGGCTTCGCCCTCTTTAGGTGCGCCTCTAAGTTCTCCTCTCGCGCCTTGACGCTGAGAAATAAGCTTGCTTTGCTGAACGGCTTGCTTTTTAATTCTATCGTCCTTGCGATCTTCTTTGAGCACTTCCAGCTTCTCTCTAAACTCCTGCTCTTCAGTTCTAAATCCGAGAGTGGCCTGAGCCCTAATAAGTTCAATCTCTCTTCTCAGCTGGTGAAGGGCTGTAGCTGTATGAACCTCGTACTCTGCTTTCAGCTTGATCTCAGCAGCCTTGAGCTGAGCCTCCAGCTGCATCTCCTGCTGCCTACCCTGTGAGGCGGCTTGCGCGGCCTGGGCTTGAGCTTGAGCTTGCATCTGAGAGTTCTGCTGGGCCATCTGCTGGTTAGATTGCAAACGCTTCTTGCGTCTAACAACGAGAAGTCTTTCAGCTTGGTTTACATCCTTTAGATTTCTGATCGCAATGGCGTCTTCAAGATCCAACTCTTTCTGAGACAAGGCCATCTGTATATTCTGCTCAAGAAGCATCTTTTCACTCTCTTCCATATTCTTAACCACCTGCACCCCAAAGTTGTACAGCATAAGGTTTTTGAAAGAAGAAAGAACCTTCATATTCTCCTGCCCTATAGCGTTCTCGTATATGTGATACAAGACAGACTCGGGGTGTATAACCTGAAGACACTTAACGATATCGGAGCAAACCTTCTTGAAGAGAACCATAGAAGCGTTCGTGATATCGTAGATCGCATTGTTACCCGCAGCAATGGCTTGCTCGCGAACACCGACCAAAGCATCACCCTTGGGAGAGCTAGCATCCATAGCTTCGTTGATGCCTGTAGTATCTCTTATCAGCCTCAAGTAGTGATTGTACAATCCAATCAACTCATTGATGTTTCTGATACTGTTTCCGATTTCTCTAATCGGTGGGTTTTGGAATCCTCCGTCTGGATTCTTACTTCTGTAGTAGAAGACACCAGTCTGTTCGTAGATGTCGTGCAGCTCAAGCGGTTGAAGCTCCCCACCCTTACCTACCTGAACATTCTCCAAGCCTTCGATGTCAATAATCAATCCATCTGGCTTAGCTTTAGCCACCGCCTGTTGAATTTTAAGGTGCGTTAGTTGAAGCTGATCGGCAAAGCCAACGCAACTGTCAACCAACGACTTCGGCATCATATTCTGAATGTTGGTGGCAACAACAGAGTACGACATATTCACACTAGAAATGTCGTGGATGTTTTTAGGCATGTTTGTTTTAATGCCATAATCGAAGAGATATTCTTCACACCCCATGACGTAGCATCCGCCGTACACCGTGGCGTTCTCAACCTTTTTTACCTCTCTCTCAAATATAGAGTTCTTAGGCTTCTTGTAGGAGCTGCCCTTGTAGTAAAGATTCTTATTTCCGTACTTATTCTCCTTATCTTCAAAGTACATCGTATCTACAGAGATGAACTCAAAGCTGAGCACATCAACCATAAACTCGTCGTACCCGTACACGTTTCTGTTCGCGTACTGATCGTAAGAGCTTTGAGTAATCTTTGAAGCATCGTAGCCGTACTTCTTAGAAGCTTTACCAGCAATCTTCTTGTAGTCCTCGTCTGTAAATTGATCTCCAGCTCTACGCTTGAGCTCTTGAATAGAGATTCGCTCTATGTGCCCAGCATATACAATGTCTCCAAAGTTTGGGTCTTCGGTGTAGCTATGAATAAAGTTTGCTGGATCTACATAGTGAGTCTTGATCCCCTGAGACGGATCGTTACTCCTTTTGACAACAGACATACCAAGGGTAGCTATGTCATTTACACACCTTCTGTAAACAGAGTCAGCAAAGTCATTCCACTTAAGAGTCATGTTCGTGGCAACCTGAGCCGCCACCTCTCCAGAGGTTTTAAGGTTTGTATCCAAAAAAATCTCCGCCTCCTCTAGCGTGTCTGGAGTGTCCTTCGTGCCCATGTCCTTCCCAAGCATCTGCTCGATCTGCTTTAGACCTGGCTTAGTCTGAACTTTCATCTCAACCTTGCGCCGCTCTCTATCTTTCTCCGCAGAGGAGAGAGGATCGACAGCTTCAAGGTTGGGGTACGGCTCGCGAGAAAGTATCTTGTTGACTACGATCCTTACGAACTTTGGCAAGATGGGGACTGGGGTAAAGTCCAAGTTGAGCATACTGCCGTCCGAGTTGTTCGGGTCGAGGCTGTTCAATAACTGCTTGTATATAGATGTATCTTGCGTTCCGTTCGCGTACGCTCGGTTCCTATCAAACACCCTACGTCTTTTTCTGTAGAGTGAGTTTTCCTCCTCGATCTTACCCCACTGATCTTGGATGGCTTTAGCGTATCTCAGCCCGTATTCCTTTTCCTCCTTTTTCTCACGGGGGAGCAGGGGGTCAGGAAAGCCGCTACGCTTTTTTCCTTGGTTATCGTACATCTATAGTATCTCTGCAGTTATACTTCCATGCAAATATAGTAAATTCAAGAGTGCCAGGATTTTGCCTTGTACCTCCTAAAGAATTTCTTTTCGTCGAAGTTAGTCTTCTTTTTTTCTTTTTTAAACTTTTGAGCAGCCAGCAGAGCAAGTCCAGAACTAATTGTCAAGTCAAACTTTGTTCTATCTGATATCTTATACCCAATCCAGTCCTCTAAAGTTCTGTCAAAATACATCTTACCGAACTCATCCGTCTCTGGATTGATACCCACATGGTTGTGTATGTACGCTTCTATCGCTTGGGCGTGAGCATGGATGACATCTTGAGAGTTTGAAGGTATACCTTTGGTCCTAACTTTTGTTGTGGAGTTCGGGGCTTTGAGGTGCTCTGGTCTATCCATTAGATACCCATCGTAACCTCTTGACTCAAAGTATCTTACAATACCGTACTTATTGTTTTCTACGAGGAGAGGATATCCATAAAAGAATGCAGCCATCAGTACGTCTTCATAGAAGATCTTAGCGAGATCTGGACGCGAAGCGTACTCAACGACAAACATATTAGATGGGTGGTTCATACTGAACTTGTTGTATAGATGTAAAGCACCCTTAGACCCCCTGCCGTCCAGCACAGCGTCGAGATCGTAGGAGTCAACGCCACCGCACCCAAGATCTTTATTGGGAGCTACCTTCTTACCTCTTTCAGTTGCAGTCTTATTCCTTAACTCTTTAGGCGGCATCCAGGATACCCTGAATCTTCCGTTTGGATCTGGAGAGAACACCACCTCTTTATCCATCTCTTTCCACATGAAGTTACCCCTAACCACGGGGTTTGGATACATGTCTTGGTTGAATTCTATCTGCTGATAGATCTTACCGATGTTGAAAATGCTTCCCTCGACACTGTCTCTAAAAGCCTCATCTTCGGTAAATGGGAACTGCCTAACAACCTCGTTCAACTCAGAGGCGTCAGACTTAAGAGACTGACGCTCGTTCTTCAGGTACGTCTTCGCCCCTTCTTCAATGCGATCACCGTCAAGGCCGTCCACAGGATCACTAGGATCGTCAATGACGGGTTCTCCATAGTTGTCAAAAAATCCCTCAAGTGCTTCATAGGCTGGTATAAATATGCGGTAAAGACCAGTCTTAGTCCTACCGTTTGCATTACGTTCGTTAGGGTTGCTGTCCTCCCACAGGTTTCGGTATTCCTTACCGCCCTTGTCCATGGGATTTACAGTACTGCCCACCAAAGCCTTTCCCACAACCTTACGGCCCACGATAAGACACGTACGCTCAATACGCCAAGCCTCACGAATGTCGACAGGCTTCTCCCACTTACCTGCCTCATCAAGGTAGAGCATGTGAAGCTTCTCACCATCGTATGCGTTGTTGGTGGTGTTCTTCCAGTTTATGACCGTATTAAGAGCGTCCCCCTTCTGCGAAGTCTTATTCTTCTTCGTGATTCTCTTACTCGGCTCGCGAAAAGCCAGCTCCATGCGCGGATTGGTCGTTCCATCTTGAATAGGTTTAAAGAAGAAGGGGTACGACTTAA